CCTGCAGTAACAAGAAGCGATTTAGTCGTTCCTACTGCAACAAGAGATCCGCAGACAGTTTTAGATTTAATTGACACCATTACAACAGATACTTTTCAATATAAGTATCTTGAAGAATCCACCTTTACAAATAACTCATCTGCTACTGCAGAAGGATCAGCACTCGGCGAAAACGCTCTTGCTTTCACAGAAAAGACAGAGAATATTCGCAAGATTGGTGCTTTCCTACCAGTAACAGAAGAATTATTAGCTGACGTATCAGCCGTGCAGGGATATCTTGACTCAAGATTAAGAACAATGGTTAATCTTGCAGTTTCAGATCAAATTATGGCAGGATCCGGTGTAGCACCTAACCTTACAGGTATTCTTAACGTTACCGGTATAAATACTTTCGCTTATGGCGGATATTCCGGTGGACTTAAGAGAATAGGTCAAATTTATGAAGCAATCACAGAAATACAAAAAGATAGCTTCTTAACACCTGACGCTATCATTATGCACCCAAGCGACTGGTATCAAGTCGTAACAGAAGTTGCAGATACATCTGGAACATCTGGTGCAGGATTCACACAGACTCAACCTCTATTTATTGGGGCAGGTCAATTTGGTGGTGCAGTTGGACAATCACTTTGGGGATTACCAGTAGTACTCGATACCACAAGACCAGCAGGAACAGCCGTTGTGGGTGTTTTTGGTGGAGGTCAAGCTATACACATAGTAGCAAGACAAGGTATGGAAATTGCTATGAGCGATTCTCACGACGCCAACTTCACAAAAGATATAATTGTTATGAAAGCAACCGTAAGACTTGGTTTACCAGTCTATCGACCAACTGCTTTCTGTACTATTACAGGTCTATAAAGATAATAAAATATGGTTATGTCGCATTCGAGCTACGCAAGTAATTCGAATGCACATAACTTAGGAAAGGTAAAAATGTTTACAGTTAAAGAAGATTTATACAAGAACGACGCCGGAGATATTAAAGCTTCGAAAGACGGACTCCCTAAAGGTTGGGCAAAAGGTAAGTTACTTGCTAGAAAAGGTATGGAAATATCAGACGCTCAAGCAAAAGAGTGGGGATTAAATAAAGCATCTACAAAAGCTAAAGCACCTAAAGAAAACAAGTAGGGTGTAAATGGCGCATGCAGGTTATGTATCTACTGCTGACCTTAAAAACTATATTGGTATAACGGGAAGTGGGCAAGATACCAATATAAGTAATGCCGTTCAATCGGCTTCAAGACAAATAGATCGTATTTGCCGAAGAAGATTTTGGCAAGATAGTACTGTTCAAGTAAGAACGTTTACACCTATATCTAATATATTTTTAGAAGTTCCGGACATATCAACTACAACAGGTTTAATTGTAAAAACTGATTCTACTGATAACGGGACTTATGATACAACGCTTACTATAAACACAGACTTTATAGTTACGCCTACTAACCCACGTTTACTTGGTACAGGCTCCGGCGAACATGAGCCGTTTACTCAAATTAGAATTTTAAATACAAGAAGCTCTGAAAGGTTTGATCCGGATATAATTAACAACGTACAAATAACTGCTAAGTTTGGTTTCGCAGTTATACCCGAAGATATTAAACAAGCAACATTAATTCAAGCACTTAGATTATTTAAAAGAAAAGATACACCATTTAATGTTTTTGGTAATGAACAAACAGGCACCGTAGAATTATTTAATAAGTTTGATCCCGACGCTATGAGCCTTATAAAAAACTTCAGGAGGCTAGACCTAGCTGGACAGTTAAGCTAATGGCTAATGCTGAAATAACAATCAAAGGCGTTGACAAGCTTAGAAAAAGATTAGATCTTGCTGGACTTACTGCTAAACCGGTAAGGCAATTTATGAGGGCAACGGGTGCAGTTTTAAGAGATAGTGCGAAAGACAATGCACCAGAGTTTTCTGGTAGTCTAAAAAATTCTATTCACGTTCAACGGATTAAACAAAAGGGTAGATTGCCTAACTCTGTAAAAATTTATTCAAGCAGAAGCTACGCAAAGTATGTACACGGTGATGAAAAGAAAAGTGGTAGATTAAGATTAACTGAGCCATACACACGTTCAACGCCACATTACCCACCTATAAAACCTTTAAAGCCATGGGCAGAAGCAAAAGGTCTAAACCCTTATGCCGTACAACAATCAATAGGCAAAAAGGGTACGCCACTTGTACCGTTTTTTCTTATAGCTATGAAAGAAACCAAACAACAAAGAGCTTTATTGTTAGCAAATGCTACAAAAGGCATTGAACGTAATTGGAAGAAAGGAAAGTTGCGTGGCTAGTTTAACAAGTATTAGAGAGGGTATAGGGACTAACTTAGGTAATATAACATCGCTTATAGTTTACAATCATGTACCCGATTTTATAGAGCCACCTACTGCAGTTGTAGGAGTAGTTGATATTATCGAGTTTGATACAAGTATGAAAAGAGGTGCTGATAGATATGAGATACCCGTTTTCGTATATGTATCAAGAGTTGACGCGCAAGATAGTCAAGAAACGCTTGACAGTTATTTAGCTAGTACAGGATCTAACAGTATCAAAACACAAATAGAAAGTGATAAGACTTTAGGTGGTGCTAGTCAATCTTGTAGAGTAGTTGAGGCAAAAGATGTTGGCGTGTATAATGTAAATAACATCGACTACTTAGGTGTCGAATTTACAGTAGAGGTAATAGCATAATGTTTGAAGTAAAGATTGGTTTTGATACCAAGAAAAAAAGATATGAAGTTGGCGACGCTATATCAAAAGAAGATTTAGATCCTAAAACTTGGAAAGAATTATTAGATATGAGCGTTATTGGAAAGAAAGAAGTAAAAGCAAAAGAGAAGAAGAAGAAAGGAAAATCTGTATAATGGGTTACGGTATGGGAGGACGCTCTGGTGGAGGCACTAGGCGTAGAAGAAGAAGAACTAGAAGAGGTAGAGGTAAAAAGTAAATGGCGTTTGTACATGGTAAAGATACCAAAGTATTTTTTAATAATAATGATTTTGGACAATACTTTAACAGTATAGATTTTGCAAGAACTGTTGATGTAGCAGAAACAACTGCATTTGGTAATGATAACAAAACTTTTGTTGCAGGTGATAGGGACGGTACAGTATCAATGAGTGGATTATTCGATGCTACTGCCGATGCTATATTACAACCATTTCTTGGAAGCTCTACTGATACAAACTTAATAGTTGGATTAGACGGTATAACAGACGGCAAATCAGTAATGTTTGGTGCCGGTATAGTTAGTAGCTACGGTCAATCCTCGCCAGTGGGCGATGTTGTCGCAACCTCAGTAGATATGCAAAGCGACAACGGTTTTTTTAACGGTTTAGTTTTAGATAACGCAACAATAACTGCAACAGGTAATTCATCAGTTACTGACAATGGCGCAAGCTCTACCAATGGTGGTGGGGCTTTCGCTATTGCAACAACAGTATCGGGAAGCACACCGGTTGCAACAGTAAAAATTCAACACAGTAGCGATAATGTTACTTTTGTTGATTTAGTAACTTTTACTAATTTCTCGGCAGTTGGCTCACAAATGAGTACAGTTGCAGACGGGACAACAGTAAATAGATATCTCAGAGTAAATTATACGATAAGTGGATCTACACCAAGTTTCGCTTTGGTAGTTGGCTTTGGGCGTAACGGATAGGAAAGGATAAATTATGGCATTTGTGCATGGATCAGATTCAGTTTTTAAACTAGATAACGCTGGTGGATCACTAACTGATATATCAACTTATGTGAACAATGTTGACTTTCCAGAAACTGCAGATGTTGCTGAAACATCTACACTTGGCGCAAGTAACAAAACCTACATAGTGGGCTTAAAGGATGCAACCATTAGCTTGGGTGGACTTTTTGACGCTACTGTTGATGCGATACTTGGAGCAGTCGTTGGACAGAGTGCAACTCTATCTTTCGAATACTCACCAGAGGGTACTGGTAGTGGTAAAGTAAAATACACCGGAGAGTGCATTTTAACAAGCTATACACTATCAAGTCCTGTGGGAGATGTAGTGGGATTTTCAGCTGATCTTCAAGTATCTGGAGCAGTAACAAGAGGTACACACTAATAGAATAGGATTAAACAATGAGTGAAAAAAAACAGAGGCTAACACTTGATGACTTGGTTTCATTACCTAATGTTCAAGAAGAGGAATTATTTATTCCACAATGGGATAAAACTATTTTGGTACGGGGTATCTCAAAGGCAACTCAAGTAAAACTTGGTCGCATATTAAATGAAGAGGGTACTGATGCTTTCGATTATCAAAAAGCTTTGTTAAAAGAAAGTGTTGTAGAGCCTACTTTAGATGATGACGCTATTGAGATACTGTACCAAAAAGATAGTACGATTGTAGATCTAATTTTTGTAAAGCTTAATGAGTTAAATGGTTTAGGAGGAATCGGCGCTGACGCCGAAGAGTTTCCGGAAGAATAGCGATTTAACTTTTCAATTTAAACTTGCAAGAGAATTAGGACTTACTGTTGGCGAATTACAAGCCAAACTTTCCGTGTTAGAATATCAACAATGGATAGGTTTTTATCTATGGGAAAAAGAAGAAAGAGATAAAGTACAAGCAATAGCAGAGGCAGAGGCAAAGAAGAAAGCTAACAGAGTTAAATAATGGCAGTTGCAGATATTTTTATAAGGATTGTTACTAAGGGTGCTGACTTAGCAAAACAACAAATGTCCGGTCTTGGTAAATCAGCAGACGGCACAACAGGTAAATTAGGCAAACTTTCCGGCATGATGAAAGCTGGAGTTGCAGTTGGCTTAGTTGCAATTGGTAAAGGTTTAACAGAAGCCGTACAACAATTTATCGGTTTTGATGACGCTATGACACAGTCATTAGCGATTATGAATACAACCGTTGAGCAACAAAAACGTATGGAAGAATCGGCTCTTGCCGTTTCAAGAACATCTAGGATTACTGCTGAACAATCTGCTGAAGCGTTTTTCTTTCTAGCTTCTGCTGGTTTAGACGCTGAACAATCTATTGAGGCATTACCCCAAGTTGCAAAATTTGCACAAGCCGGTATGTTCGATATGGCAACTGCTACGGATCTTGCAACAGACGCCCAATCTGCATTAGGTTTAGCAAGTGATGACGCTTTACAAAACTTAGAAAACTTAACTAGGACAACAGACGTATTAGTAAAAGCTAATACATTAGCAAACGCCTCTGTACAACAGTTTTCAGAAGCTCTTACTAATAAGGCTGGATCTGCATTAAAGGTTACTAATAAATCTATCGAGGAGGGTGTAGCCGTTTTATCTGCATTAGCTGATAGAGGTGTTAAGGGTGCAGAAGCAGGCGAAAAGCTTAACCAAATTTTAAGAGATATACCAAGAGCTACTGCTAAAAATAGTGAAGAGTTTGCA